ATATAAAAAAGGCGTGAAACCAAATGGAATCACGCCTAAGAAATATTTTAATTCACAGAATTAATTCGCAGAATTATTTCAAATAATGTTCATTAAAATCATCCCGCACATTATTAAATGTATCCTGTCGAAAAGTTGCAACTTTTTCTACCAAGTTGTTCAACAAGCTATTAATATAATCTACTACATTCAAAGAATGATCCTTTGATTCTTTTTTCAAATCATCGAATCCATTCATCCCATTTTTAGATAAAAATGACTTTGCTTTATCCTCCACAAAATCTACGAGAGGAGGTAAAAAATCGAAATTACTCATAATTGTGATTTTTAATGTATTACTTTTAATTGATTCTCCAGTGCCTGTTTAATATACCCATTGATCGTCGTTCCTGCTTCCTGTGCTAATGCAGCAATCCGACTATGAATTTCCGGTGAAATACGGATATTCAATGTACCGCTATATGGTTTGCGAGGTTCTACACCATCGGCCAAGCATCCAGCAAGATAGCTTTCAATTCCAGCCTCAAAATCAGCACGGAGTTCATCAATGGTACTGCCTTCATAAAGAATCAAATCCTTACTCATTCCAAGTACCTTTCCAAAAAGGCAGTTATCAGCTTTGCTGTATTCAACTGAACCTTTATATCCTTTGTATTCCAAATAGTCCATATTCAATCCTTTTATTTAATTAAACTGTTACTTTTTAAATGTTGATATATCGCTTTCATCATCCATGCTTTCATGATACTACCCGGATGTGGCTTATGAATATCAATATACTGTCCCGTCTGTTCATTTTTAAATCTCACGCGAGAACCAGACGTTGCGCCTTTATTGTGTTCGCTATAACCAAAAGCAGAAATCAACTTTAAAGTTTCTTCATAAGTGAAATCTTTAGGCAGCTTGCAAAAACGTTCTATCAACTTTTCTTTAGTACCCATATCTGTTTATTCTTTCTGCAAATGTAACTAAAATTAGTTACAAAACAAAATAATATAGAGAAAAGTTTCAATTAAAGATAAAATAGCGGTAACCCGAAGAATCACCGCCAAATGTTCTATTTTTCATATATATAAATTATAAACCTCGTAATTTTTCTGACTAAGAAGCATTTTTCTGTCCCTTATTTCCGATTTGCTCATTCTTTGCCGCTTGCTCCTCTTTGATTTCTGCAAGTTCCTCTTCTACCCTATCAGCATTCCCGACAAACATGATTCCCTCACGTTTTGACCAAATGCCACCACTGACAGCGGAAACGGCAGTAGTCACCTTATCATTCAAATCATCAATCATATATGGAACCAGTTCTGTCTCTATGTCA